TGTATTGGAAATCAATGGCCCCCAGTTTGTATTGTCGATAGTACCATCAAGCCTTACAACAACATTGGTATCAATGTTTGTAACAGTAACAATCAAACTATAGGTTGATGTGGCAAACAGATTATTTTCCCAGACTGGAAATTCAGTTGTGGTACCAGGAGCATCAAGTGCTGCAGGTGTAAAGAAAAGCGTATCCTGGAAGTAAGTAACAGGCATCAAAGATCAACAGTTAGATTTGATTTTAACAGCCATTGATGTTTTTTGCAGGCCCTTCCACGTTCAATAGCAAGATCTAAGGTAAGTTGATCTTGAAGCACTTCAGCTTCTTCTGCAAGCAATTCAAAGGATGCTGCCATGTTGTTGTAGTTAGTTGCAAGCGCAGCAATCATTCCATCTTGATCAAAGCAGCTATCAGGCAGGGGAATCATTAAGGAATTATTTAGATCTTCAACTGTTGTTGGAGTCTTGATGTCCATAGAGCGGATGTGCTCTGCAATCACATCAAGACCTTCTTGCATCTCCTCATAGATCTTCTTTGTTAACTTATGAATGGAGTAGAACTTACTACCCATCACATTCCAGTGGACAATATAGGTCAGGTTCAACAGGCAGGAGGTATCACGCAGTAACTGCACCAAGTGGCAGTAGCACGTTTGCTTTTGATCAGGGGTCATGTTGTTACTACGATCTACCATTTAACCTTGTGGCTCCAGTACCTTGCTGACATTTTATCGGGTTTAGGATCTTGGGCATTGTGCCTCGCATAATAAGATTTTTTACGTGCTTTATCTTTTTCTGTTTTTGGATTTTTGCCAGCGCCTTTTACACCTTGCTGACCAAATCTAATAATCTTCTCTTTACCATCTTCACAAGCTTTTACAACATGCGATTTCGTTGGATGCCCTGGAGTTTTCTGGGGTTTATTGCACTCCATACTTTCTTTACGAAGCTGTGCTTTCTTTTTAGCTTTCTTACGATCTGCCATTATGTGTAATAGTAACTTCGTTCTTCATCTTTAATCTCCATTCCTCCTGGTATACCTTTAAATGCATAGTCACCGGGAGTACGCCTACGCGCACGTTGAATATCTTCAATAATTCCTTCAGCAAAATTACCTAAAAAAACATTAGGATCTCTTTTACTTTGCGATCCATCCGATTGATACATCATGACAGAGGTATGGCGTTGCTTCGGTGTTGCTAGAACTTAAGTTTAAAGAGAGCGTATTCTGCTCTACCCATTCCTTTATTTTACTTGCCTTAGCTTCTGAATAATGTGGATGCGTTTCGTTGTAGTAATCTTCAACTAAACGTGAACCTTTGTTGGAGTTACATTGCGTACAGCAAGCTCCCATGTTATTTCGAGTTGACTTACCACCTTTAAACTTAGGTTTGATGTGATCAATAGTAGCAGTATCTTTACAGAGTTGTTTATCACAGTACATGCATTTCCAACCCCAGGCTTCAAATATACTTTCACGAAACTTCTTCCTTGCAAGCTTGGGACTCAGAACAATTAAGTTCTGTAAAAACTCATTCTCTGTATGGAACATGGGAGTACATGATTCCTTACCACAAGGTTATTGTGCACAGACCTATCTTCTGCTATAGTGCATCTGTTTACATAAGCCCGTCTAGCCCAATCGGAAGAGGCATGGAGTTTAAGCCTCCATAAGTGTCGGTTCGAGTCCGACGGCGGGTATTTTCAATCAACTTGTTTTTTCTGACGTTCTACTTGGTCTTCTACTTCTTCTAGGATCTTTAGAGCGTAGTAATGAAAACGTTCAGTGACCCAACGCAAATCATCTTGATCAATATTAGAAGCAATTGCATCAAGTCTTAATTCACGAGAAGGTTGCTTTAAATAATCAGAAAGAAGTTCTAATGCTTTAAAACGCCCTCTCGTAAACTCTTCTAACATTACACTTCACCTTCAGATAATGTCTTGATCTCTTGATCATTGATTTCTTTTTTAAGAATATCCATGATCTCAAGAGCACCTTGCACTTTCAAGTAACCTTCTTTGGTACGAATCAAACTTTCTTCGGCAACTTTGATTTGTTCACCAAGAGACTTTAGCTGTTCTTTAAGGCCGGTTTCTAGCTTTTGGATAACGGATTCCATGGTAACTGGAGAACTAAAAGAAGTTTACATCACTTTTTACTTAGATCCATGTACCAGCCAGACTTTGGTCCTTCGCAGGTCCAGCGTCGGCTAATCATTTGAAAGCTGTAGCGTAGAGCATTGCCATTTGTAGATCTGTAATTACCTGAGTAATTATCTAGATCACCATAGGGATCATGAACAATAAAGGTTCCGCCACCAGGGAGCTTTGGGTCTTCGTTATAACCAATAGCACAGATCCAATGCCCAAAGCCTTGAGGGGCGTAGGAGGGGCCTTTGTGAAGGATTCCAATGGGTACTGGGATGCCTGCAGAGATAAGGCCTCGTAGCTTGCTTAGAGTACCATCTTGATGGAACGTTGCATTGATCCCGTATTTTTTTAGAACTGCAATTTGAGTTACATTGCTGGTGGTATCACCAATTTTAAGAACTTCTGACAGGTACTGATCATCACCTTTGATTGCACCGGGCTTGAGGTACATCAAGGCCATGGCGCAGGATGAACTAAAGCAAGTGCGCCACCATTGGGTGTAGTTATCACGTTGAGATTGATAAGGGACATTAAGAACTTTATAACCCAGGTTATGTTTACTTTGATCTTTACTTTCTTTTAAACCATCCCAATGTTTGTTGTAAACCCACCAGGTTCCGATGCCATAAGGAAACTGAACAAGTGTGTGGTTGTGTTCTGACTTAACAATCTTACAAGATTTATAACAACGATCCTTAACTACTTTAGCTTTTTCATTGGATTTTAATTTAGAAGATGCAACCGTCTTTTTCTTTAGCCAGGTGTTGTAATTAGTGCACAGCTCTACAATACGTTCTTCTAATGTAAAAAGTTTTACTTCTGCTTCACGGCGTCGTGTTAATCCAGGAAGAGGACCACTGGCACCTTTATTCCAACGTGGCAGTTCTTCTTCTGCAACAGTATTGGGATCTTCTCCTGCATTCAAACGTTTACGTAATATTGATTGTTCTAAAGCACCGTCACCACAATTAAACGTAAAAGATACTAAAGCATCAAATTGATTCTGGGTAAGGTCAATATCAATGAGTTCTTCTACTGCACGTTCAAATACTTCAAGATCATCACGAAGAAACTGTTCTGCTTGCTCTTCTGTGATGAGTTGTCCTACCCAAACATCAGGCCCAGTGTGTCCATACCCAATAGTAAGGATACCACTAGAACAATAATAAGAATCTAGGCGTAAACCTTCAAATTCTTTAATTAGGTCTACACCTGTTTGTGAGGTATGCATTAATAGTAAGTCGGTCTTTACTATTAATATAAGGTACCAAATTAGAGATTATTTATTTAGGAGTACTTCAATCTGCTCACGGGATTCAAAACCCTTCAATGCCGAATCAGCTGCAATGCTTACAGTCAATGCAGCGGTTTTGTAAATTTGACGTTGGCCACAATTGCTGATGCACTACTTATGGTCTAATCATAGCTCCTAGATAGCATAGTGGATCATGGCAATCCCTGACCCCAGGCTCTTTGCAAATAGTGCCGAAGAAACCAGCCTTAGCGCGTACTGCTATTAGGGTTCCTCAGGCCAATTGATGTTCCAAGGGAAACCCTCTTGCTCAGGAATGTCACGCAGCTCTTGACGATAATTTGCCCATGCAGAAGAACTAACGGGAGCATCGCTGAGTTGTGTCCAATCGCAATCGGCCAAGAGTTGATTACGTTGCTGACGAGCATCTAGAGATTTGCGCTCAAGCCGTTCTGCAATCTCCTCAGCGCTGGCAGGGCTAACTTGCCACGTCATCACCCATTCGCCATTTTCTAGCGTGGGATTGGTTTGATTGCAGTTTTCTGTGGCTGGATCAAATGCTGGTGCGGGACGGTCTTTCACTGGAAAGACATTCCAATCTGCGAGCATTTGCTCAGATGGATTGCGAGGAAAGCTTGTGTTGCGATTGTCGCGTCGCAGATGGCCGATTGAATAGGGAAATTTCTCGACGGTCTGATTGGGGGCGAGGACGTACATAATCAGAAGAAAAGGTGAATGTTCCGCAAATTAAATAGCAAATTTGCGGAAGGCACGAACTGCATCCGTGCTCGTCTTGAATCTGTCACTCTGTTCGCCATTCTCGAACTCCAGTACCCACGCCCGCGTGGAGGTGCTCTCCGTGGATGACCAGTAGCTT